TTAGATAATTTTAATTCAATATCTGTTAAAATAAAATCCTCATTAGAACCAGTAGCCCCAATCGTAAATGTCTGTGCATGAGAAAATGAGGAAGATATATTAGTATTCCCTAAATCTCCACTATCAAAAGTTTCATATGTTTCTTCTGGAGAATCTTCATCAGTTATACCTCTTACATTTTTTACTAGAGTTGGATTTGTAGCTAGAGTATGGTTTGTTTCAGCACTCCAAGTTCCAGTATCTTCACTAGTAGTTACGCCTCTCTGAGTAGTAGTAAATATATCCGAATTTCTAAGAAAGACTACCAGCTCTTGCTTTATGTCTGTTATTGCCATATTCTCTTGAATGATTTAACGTCCACTTGGACTTTTGTATTTACCTAAGTTGATTTATAATCTTTGTGTTATCTTGCTATCTCCTCACGGATTATTTTAGGTAACTTTGTCATTATTGTATTCCTCACAAAAGGATTAGGTCTTGTTCCAGGATGGTGAACCACCTTAGCAAAAACTGCATTTACTTTAGTTGTTTTACCACCAAATTTAAATTTAGCACTTACATTCCCACTATCATGTTGAACTCTAGTAGCTCCAAAAGGAGCAAATGCTAATGCTTTTTTATTTTTTGGTTTAATTACATGTGGTGGGGTTCCAAATTCGACATATTTTCCATAATGCGTCATAGTAATTCTTAAGCCATCTCCATAAGGAAAAACTTTGATACTCCTCCTTAGATTAGCGGTCTTAGAAGGTGCAGCTTTTTTTAGTTCATGCATTAATCGATAAGCTATTCTTTCTAAAATGTTCATATTAAGAATAAAATTACCTTCAAATATCCCAAAATTGTATCCATATTTCTACGGTCTACTGAAAATACTCTATAAGTTTCAGAATCAAAAAGGATTTTATCTTGTTTATTTATTGTTTGGGTAGATTTAACAAACATTACTCCATCGGCAGATTTTACTTGCCCTTCAATAGTAACGGTATATTCTTTATTAGGATTATTCCAAATGACTGTGATTGATTCAGGAGCACCATCTGTATAAGTTTTTTGTCCAGTTATATTATCAAGTGTAGTTGTTACAGGTGTTCGAGTTACTGAAACACCCAAGTCGGCAATCGGTCCTGATATAAAATCTGCACTTACTGGAGGCGTAGTGGATGTCATATGTAACCTACCTAATTTTTGTTTTTATTCTTTGTGTTATTGTTTCTTCTAAGCCTTGCCCTTTCTTTGTTTTTCTTTTTCACTTCAGGTCTTTGCCAATATTCCTTTATATATTCCTTTTGCCTTTCTTTCACTTCAGGTCTTTGTTTATATTCCTTTAGATATTCCCTTATTTTTTTTCTACAATCTCCACATCTCCACCATTTTGGATGGATATAATCAATATCACACACCGTACACCTTCCTAATTCTTTTCGTAGTTCAATTATTTCCTTTTTAACTTGATTATTCCGTAATTTTTGATTCAGATAATTCTCCTTAGCTCTCATTTTATGTTGATGACTGGCAATTTCCCCTGAAACAGTTTCATATCTCACCTCAAAATCTTTTATCATTTTATATTTCTACCCAACACTCCTTGTCTCTCTGATATGTATAATGTTTGCCCTTTTCTAATTTACAAAGAATTGTATTTGGTTGTTGCCCTATTGCATAAATATGCTTATTTTTGGTTTTATAGTTTATACTTCCTCCTTTTTCGAACACGTCCTTAAATTTTTCTAAGACCTTATCTGGATGTGTTCTGGAAGTTACTACTATTTCTTGTTTTTCAGATTTCTTCTTCATCCTCATCCTCCTCCTCCTCATCTAATTCCCAAAGTTCCTCACTTCTTGTTCTTCTCCCATCACTAAAAATTGCCCTTCTACATTGACCTTTATCTGTTTTTGGATAACTCATTTTGAACCTCCCATTATTACATTATCTTTACCAAATAGATTTTTTAATTGTTCCCCAAGTCCTTCAATCATCTGTTTACTTGCTTCAAAGGATTCAGTAGCTTCTTTTAAAGATTTTTCAGTTGCTCCAGATTCATAGTAATCTGCTTCATCAAATATTTCCACATAACTACAAAATGCGGCAACCCTTCTAAGAAATTCTGCTACTTTAATATGTGTCAGCGTTCCAGCATATTGCGTTTTAACAAATCCTGAACAAAACCAGGTATCATCATCTAAATCTATGGCTTTTTGATTTATCTTATCCATATCCCAGCCAATTCTATTTTTAATAGTTTTAATTTTATGCCAATGTAAAGTTACCCATTCAGACTTTTCGTGTGGGTTTGCTATTAATTTATTCCAACTTCTTTCCTCTATTTTGAAACCAAGTTTAACAGCATAAGGTTCTACTAACTTCATTAATTCTTCAGGAGAATCTTTCCTCGCAAATTTGTAATGAATAGTTATTCCGATTTTAACACCTCTATTTTATTACTATCTTTAATTATTTCTGTCACCATTACTTATAATAACAAATTAAAGTATTTAAATGTTTCTATTCTTAAAAATATAAGTTTAAACAAGAATTCCAGGAGTTGGTCTTAGTCTTTGTTGAATCTCCCTTGCCTGTTGTTCTAATCTTACTATTGCTTCTCGCCATTGAGTATAAGGTTCTCCTTTTTGAACTTGAAATTCTCCCATTGTATATCCAGTTATCTCATCAAAGGATTCTCCTACAACTCTTGAAATTGCTGCAATACTTGCCCAAATTTTCATAAATCTTGTAATCGTTGAATCTATTTGATATCTTCTTACAGTTGCTCCACTTAAATGGGTTAAAGTTAAATTGTCTACGGTTATGGTATTTGAGCTGGTTCCGGTTACTTTGGCTACTTCTTTGTTTCCATCAAAAGAACTAATTTCGACATAATCATTTGTAGAAAATCCTGTTTCACTACTTACTGCTAATGCGATACTTGTACCAGCAACTGAATCAGAAGTTGTATCTGTAGCTACTAATTTATCCCACTCTAAACGACCATGAATATATTTAATCCAAACCTTATTAGTTTTATCTCTTGGGAAAATAGCCCTATCAGACCCACTTAGAAGCTTTATACGACCACTTACATCCCAGTCGGTAGTATCCAACCCAATTACAGTATCATTGACTGTAAGGCTTAATAACGCCAATAAGGGTGCTCTGGAAGTAAAGGTCGTAGTTTTTCCATTTCCTGTTTGAGATTCTATAGTAGTGGCTGG